AGAGCTGATAATGTTTTAGATAATATTGGTGCGATTGCTGGTCCCTTCCCTATCGGTCCCGTAGAAGAACCAATTGACATTTTTACCGAACAGGATCTTATCAACGTATTCGGTAAGCCGCTCAATGCAAATAACCAATATGAGTATTGGATGAGCGCATCATCTTACCTGTCATACGGCGGTGTTCTTAAAGTCGTAAGAGTAAGCAATGATGAATTAAAAAATGCTAATGCACTGACTGTTGGGGCTGGTGCTACTGCAGATTTATTGATCAAAAACTTTGATCAATATGAATTAGAAATCGCGGATGATGATCCTCAGTATATTTTTGCTGCAAAAAATCCAGGAACTTGGGCAAATGGATTAGTTGTTGCATTTATCGATGATAAGGCAGATCAGATCCTTAAGATCAACAATCCAGGAGTCACGGATGCAGTAATTGGAGATGCTATTTCCGTTTCAGTATCTAACATCAAAGTTTCTGTAGGTTCTACTTCATCTTTCACTGGAGAAGTAAAAGGAATTATTACTGGAGTTAGAACAGACACCACTGCATCATACTTGGATGTTAAGATCACTACTTTAATTGATTCTGGAACAACATCCTATAATACCATTCTTTCACCCACTGCATCATCAACTGCTGCTTCGGGCGATACAATCATATATCTAAGTTCAACTTCTGGAGTTCAATCAGGAGATTTATTCACCTCAGGTTCCAATAATAGAATTAGTATTGTTGGTGTTGCATCAACTGCAATCACCTTAGGTACTGGAATTGCATCAACTGTTACTTCAGGAGCAGCTGCTACTATTGAAAGAACTTCTGTATCTGGATATTCGGAAACACCAATCGAATATGGACAAAAGAGTAGACTTGCTTCATTTAAAGCAGCAGACTCTATTACAGTTGCAGGTATCACAACAACAGTAGCTGATGTAGATGATTGGTACAATGAACAGTATATTCAACTAGTAAATGGTGGAAAAGTATATTGGAGTTCGATTGCTCCAAAACCAGTTACCACTCAATATGCATTACAAGCAAGTGGTAAAAATGATGCTATTAACATTGCGGTTTTCGATGATCTAGGAACAGTCACTGGAATTAAAGGAAATCTTCTTGAGAAGCACGTTGGTCTTTCTAAGGCATCTGATGCTATTAGTGCTGTAAATTCACCACAAAAGATTTGGTGGAAAGCATATCTTGCACAATATTCTAAGTATCTCTATGGTGGAGACAATCCTTCAGGAAATGAGGATATAGTTGTTGCAACAGGTTTTGAAGCTGGAACAGACAATCCTCTAGATCTATCTGATGAGAAGTGGAATGCGCCCGCACAAGATAGAACATTTACTGCACTCGGTAACAAACTTTACACCTTAAGTGGTGGTAGTGATTATGGTGCTGATGGATCTATGGAAGTTGAAGTTGGAGATATAATTACTGGATATGAATTATTCTCTAATAGAGATGAAATTCAGGTAGATTATCTCATTCAAGGTCCAAGTGGTGGAGGTGATATTTACGAAGCACAAGCAAAGGCTTCATATCTAATTTCAATTGCAAATCAAAGAAAAGATTGCATTGCAGTTATTTCCCCACATCGCGCAGGAGTTGTTGATCTTACAAATTCCGATCAGCAAACTGATAACATTATTGAATTCTTCAGCGGAGTAAATGGATCACTTCCATCTTCTTCTTATGCAGTATTTGATAGTGGTTACAAATATACTTACGATAGATTTAACAACAAGTTCCGCTACATTCCTTGCAACCCAGACGTTGCTGGATTGATGGTTAGAACATCTATCGTTGCTTATCCTTGGTTCTCACCTGCAGGACAGCAAAGAGGAATTCTGAACAATGCAATCAAACTTGCATATAATCCAAATAAGGCACAGAGAGATCAACTCTATCCTCTGAGAGTAAATGCTATCGTAAATCAACCTGGAATTGGTGTTCTTCTGTTTGGAGACAAGACTGCTCTTGGTTATGCATCAGCGTTTGATCGTATTAACGTTCGCCGCCTGTTCCTTACTGTTGAGCAAGCACTTGAGAGAACTGCTCAGGCACAACTCTTTGAACTCAACGACGAACTGACCAGAGCAAACTTTGTAAATATCGTTGAACCATATCTCCGTGACGTTCAGGCAAAGAGAGGTGTTTATGACTTCCTCGTAATTTGCGATGCTACCAACAACACTCCAGATGTAATTGACAATAACGAATTTAGAGCAGATATCTATCTGAAGCCAGCTAAATCTATTAACTATGTAACACTTACATTCGTTGCTACTCGAACAGGAGTAAGCTTTGAAGAAGTTGCTGGAAGAGTTTGATTCATTATAAATTAATTACAGAAGGAGGACTCAACAATGGCTAATTTAAAAACCATCACAGGATTTAAATCCGCTCTTCAAGGCGGTGGTGCAAGACCTAATCTATTTGAAGTAAGCATTCCCACATTTCCAGCTTCAGTTTCTGGTTGGAACAATAGAGAATTTAGCTTTATGTGTAAAGCAGCTGCTCTGCCAGCATCAAATATTGCTCCAATTGAAATTCCTTTTAGAGGAAGAATTCTTAAAGTTGCTGGAGACAGAACATTTGATACTTGGACAGTTACCATCATCAACGATGAAGACTTTATCTTAAGAACTGCATTTGAGCAGTGGATGAACCAGATCAGCAAACTTGATAATAATACTGGCGCAACTAATCCTAATGATTATATGTTTAATGCTGAGGTTTATCAGTTGGGCAGAGGTGCGGATAAGAGAAGATTTAGTGCTACCAACAATGGCGGAAACGCAGGTGCTGAACCTGCAATTATTCCACTCAGAACTTATAAGTTCTGGGACATCTTCCCAACTAACGTATCTGCAATTGATCTTTCATATGATACTTCAGATACTATTGAAGAGTATACAGTTGAATTCCAAGTTCAGTACTGGACTGCTGGAGATGGTGGAGATCAGGCTAACGCAGCGATAAGCTAATAAATAGAATATAACGTAGTTTAACTTTTAATAATGGCAAAACTTTTTGGTTTTTCAATTGAAGATAACGAACCATTATCACCAACTACACTGTCCCCCGTTCCTCCTAATAATGAGGACGGGGTTGATCATTATCTAACATCTGGATTTTTTGGTTCTGTTATCGATATAGAAGGTGTTTATAGAACCGAATTCGATCTAATTAAAAGATATCGTGAGATGGCACTTCATCCAGAAGTGGATAGTGCCATTGAAGATATTGTCAATGAGGCAATTGTATCGGATTCTAACGACTCTCCGATTGAAATTGAATTATCAAATTTAAATGCAAGTGATGGTATCAAAAGGAAGATCAGAGAAGAATTTAAATATATCTTAGAACTTTTAGATTTTAATAGAAAGTGTCACGAAATTTATAGAAATTGGTATATTGATGGTCGTCTTTATTATCACAAAGTTATCGATTTAAAAAAACCTCAAGAAGGCATTCAAGAACTGAGATATATTGATGCCCTCAAAATGAGGTATGTAAGGCAGGAAACGAAGAGTAAAAGAAAGGGTTCTATTAGTCCAAGATCTGTCACCGCAGCAAATGGAATTGAAAATCCGATGGATTATCAGTTCCCCGTAATTGAAGAGTATTTTGTTTATAGTCCAAAAGCAAGTTATCCAGTAGGAGCACTTGGACAAGCAGCAACTCCTCAAGGTAGTGGCGGAATTAAAATGTCAAGGGACTCCATCACTTACTGCACTTCTGGGTTAGTTGATAGAAATAAGGGAATTTGTCTTTCTTATCTAAACAAAGCAATCAAATCCCTCAATCAACTGAGAATGATTGAGGATTCACTGGTTATCTATAGATTATCTCGTGCTCCAGAACGTAGAATTTTCTACATTGATGTAGGCAATCTTCCAAAGGTAAAGGCAGAGCAATATCTCCGCGATGTTATGATGCGTTATCGTAACAAACTTGTATATGATGCAGGAACCGGAGAAATTCGTGACGATAAAAAGTATATGAGTATGCTTGAGGATTTCTGGCTTCCTCGTCGTGAAGGCGGTAGAGGAACTGAGATTACGACTCTTCCCGGCGGTCAAAATCTTGGAGAGATTACAGATATTGAATACTTCAAGAAGAAACTGTATCGTTCATTAAATGTTCCACCATCAAGAATGGATGGAGAAGGTGGTTTTAATCTTGGTCGTTCATCAGAAATTCTCCGCGATGAACTTAAATTCACCAAGTTCGTTGGACGTTTGAGAATGAGGTTTTCAAATATGTTCAATGATATTCTGAAGACTCAATTAATTCTTAAGAACATTATCACTCCCGAAGACTGGGAGAAAATGGAAGAGCATATTCAATATGACTTCCTATATGATAATCATTTCTCTGAGTTAAAAGAAGCAGAACTTATGACTGAGAGATTGAATTTGGTTGCTACTGCGGAACCTTAT